AATCCTGGAAATCCACCAAATGGTAATATACTGCCTACACCAAATCTTGTTTCACAAGCTGCAATAGTTTTTGCACAGAAATCTTCACTTGCATTTTGTGTTATGGCATTAGTTATTGTAAATTTTGCAGGATTAGCGTAACTGCATTCTGGACTACGATATACCCAAGTGCAGCTACGCACCATTACTCTAGCTGGCAATGTTATTCCCTCAACGTCGAAGGCAGATCCAAGTCTGAATTTTGCGTTAGTATAGTTCTCTTCTACTAGCTGTTCAATAACATAAATTTGTATTGGCAGTTCTTTTACCCCAGCATTAGCATCTACTTGTCCATCTAAAAATCTTTTTTGAGTCACGCGCCTTTTGACGTGTGTGCCTTCCAGTCTGTATGCTGGATCTCTACTGTCTTTTAGCCATTTAGTTAAAATACCACCAACGTTAGATACAGTTAATGTTGGAGTAGGAATAGTACCACGTCCGATTAAATCAAATCCTTCTCCTTGACATCCAACTGCGTAATAAGTTTTGCCTTCAAAGACAACCCATGGTGTGTTTTCATCAATAGCTATACTACCAATCCTAATTGTTTCAATCATTGTTGATGGCACGTTAGGATTTTGTGCAGCTTCATCTTTATTTATATCTTCCACTCTGTATTTATATATCTCATATAATTCTATAAATGAATCTGGATTCAAACTTAATAAATTTGGAATCATAAAAATCTCCTAACTTGTTCAAATGTAGCTGAGAATAAATCAACACCTTCTCCCAATGCTTGTATAGTCCATTCTGTACAAGAGTAAAGCATAGTGTCATTTTCCACTCTAAATGCTTTGCCATTACGTTCTCTCAAGAATGTGTCTACAGCAGTTCCATTAGTTATATTAACAGACACAGAGAAAGTAACATTTGTGGTATTGATTTTAGTTCTTGATGATCTTGCCTCAATTGTGTTAGGCTGGTATTTAGTTACAATAATATTTGATTGCTCTGACTTTGTGCTGTCCCAATTTGGAACCAAAGGAATAATAGGATAACTCATGATCTCTGTCTTCCTAGAAGGTGAATTAGGCGATTTATTTACTAGCAAACTTGATTTAGCGGTAGAATCAGTTGCTGAAGTACTTCGTGCTTTAAAAGCTAATTTTAGCAATTTTTTAAGTTATTTACAAGATGCTGAAAATCGTGGCGTAAGATATCGCATAGTTGTTGGACATGAAAACATAACTAACGATAAAATTGACAAGCTTAGCTGCCCAATATCTAAGAAAGTACGTAACATTAGAATTGTCCCTGTGCTTGCTGGTAGCGGAGATAATTGGTGGATGTGGCTCGGCGCTGCTGCAATGTTTGCTTTAGCTATTTGGGTTCCAGGTGGAATAACTATTTGGGGAACTCCACTACTTACATCTAGCACCACAATTTTATTAGGAAGTATTTTACTACTTGCTGGTATTAGCTCTTTATTTAAGCCAGCCAAGCCGGAAGAGGAGCCAACGAGTAAAACGATAGGAGGATTGCCTAACAACACACAAGAAGGCGGTAGAATGCCTGTTGTATACGGAAGAATACAAACAGGTATGTATGTTATTTCAAGTAGAGTGGATAGTTCAATTAGTGGTAATCCACTTCAGATAAGATTTCAAAATCAAACTTCATTTGATCCTGATTCATACCAAGCAAATAGTGAACTTGCTACTCTTCAATTCTTGGGAGATCCAAATAACTCTCCTGTTACTTTCTCTTTAGTGCAAGGGGATGGAGATACTTATAATTCTCGGTTTATAATATCTGGAAATAAATTAATTTTTAACCCACAAGGATTTTTGACAGAGGATCTATATTCAACTGGATATAATTGCTCTTTAGACGATGGGGCTGGTTTTGTTGTGTGCAGTTCTTTTTTTGTCAATACAAATGTCAACCCTTGGACAATTCGTGTTAGAGCAGTGACATCTGGATTATCTCAAAATTACGATTATTCCCAAAAACTAGAAATACATTGGATAATTTCGTATGCAGAATATGAGCATGGTGGTTCTTAACCATGAAACACAAAAAACATAAAAAAATCCAAGGAAGTGGCGGCGGTAAAGGAGGAAGAGGAACTCCTAATGTTGCTAGAGTGACAGGGACAAGTACTTCGATTGCTTACATTTTAGGAGCAATCTCAGAAGGCCCAATACAAGGTTTTGGGACAAATCCATTGACTAGAGTTTATCTAGATGAAACTCCAGTCAAAAATGAAGATAATAGTGATAATTTCAAGAATGTTCAATTTGACTATCGTGCAGGAACTCAAATTCAACCACCAATTGAATTATTTGGATTTGGAGATACTATTTCAAACGAAATATCTGTAAATGCAGCAGTAGAATGGAATGGAGAAGGAAATAATCTTGGTGTTACTCAACAAATTCAAGGTGGTATTCCTGATGAAGTTAAAGTAAAATTGTCTTTTCAAATGCAAAGACAGAATCCAGATAATGGTAATATTGAAACAACTAATATAGAATTTCAAATTATTATACAACGAGAAGTAAATAATGCTTATGAAACATTATTTACTTATTACAATGTAGTTTCTGGGCGTTATTCAAGCCCAACAGAATTTGATTATAGATTTAGATTTCCTCCAGTTACTGGGTTGGGTAATTTATCTATTAAAGTTATCAAACTTACTTTAGATAATGCAGAAACTGAAAAGGCTGGATATCAACGCAGTATGTCGTTTGTTTCTTACGCAAAAATTACAAACAAAAAATTAAATTATCCAAATACAGCTTTAACAGCTTTTTCATTTGACACATCTGGGTTTAGCTCAGTCCCAAATGTCTTATTTGAAGTTTTTGGGAGATTAGTACAAGTTCCAAGTAATGCCATAATAGATGGATTGAATAGACGTATTCTTTACGAAGGTGTTTGGAATGGAGTTTTCCAAACGCCAAACGTAGCTGTTTCAGATCCAGCATGGATTTTATATGATTTAATTACAAATACTAGATATGGACTTGGCAAGTATATTGATACTAAACAAATAGATAAATGGGGATTATACGAAATTAGTAAATACTGTAATGAATTAGTTCCAAGCGGATATAGCACAAATGGTAGCCCAATTTATGAGCCAAGATTTCAATGTAATATTGTCTTACAATCTAAAACAGAAGCATATCAAGTACTGGAATCTTTAATATCAATATTTAGAGGATTTGCTTATTGGCAGGCTGGAACAATAACATTTATTGCAGATAAACCAGATGCTATTAAATACCAATTTACGCAAGCAGATGTTGAAGATGGGGTTTTTATATATAGCAGAGTTGGGCTAAAATCCAAAAAAACTGTAGCATTAGTAAGTTGGCTAAATCCAGCTGATTTTTACCGCAAAACAGTTGAGATGGTAGAAGATCCAATTGCTATACAAAAATGGGGAATTAAAGAATTAGAATTAGAAGCTATTGCATGCACTAGCAGAGGACAAGCAAGACGAGCAGGAGTGGCAGCTTTAATTTCTGATAGATTAGAACAAGAGACAGTAACATTTAAAGCTAGAGCTTATGCAGCTTTTATAAAACCAGGAGATATTATTGCTGTATCTGACTCTGAACGATTAGAAATGCGTGCTGGAGGATTAATTATTTCAGCTACTACAACCACAATTAATCTAGATAGTCCAGTGACGTTAGTGGTAGGGCAAACATATCAAATTAGTGTTACTTTGAGTGATGGTACTTGGCAACAAAAAACAATACAAAACACTGCTAATACAACTTCAGTTGTCACAGTAACTTCTGCTTTTAGTGCAGCACCACCACCTGAATCTAACTGGATATTATCCGGCAATTCTGTTGTTCCTAAACAATATCGAGTAATAAATAGAGTGCCTGTTTCAGAAACGATTGAAGGTATGCATGAAATTACTGCATCAGAATATGATAGTACTAAATATAGTTTTATTGATAGTATGTCAACAATATGACACCAGTACAATGGGCTTTTGATTCGTTGCCTCAACGAGTGTCTTCTAATGCTCCCAACGTTAATGTAGTTCCAAGAGAAGTTACAGTATCAATTAATCCAATTGGTAAACTATCAGCTGATGGTATTCCAATCACGGAAGGAGCAAACTTTTTTGATATTTATGTTTCTTGGCTTCCACCTCAACAGACAATCAATGGTTCTTTGCAAAATTCTCCATGGACAATTGGATATGTTGTAGAGATTAAGAAAGGATTGACAGGAGCATGGGAAATGGCTCAAAACACAATAGAGACATTTGCCATGTTTTCAAATATGCCCAAAGCTACTTATTATGCAAGAGTCAAGGCAACATTTTTTAGCAACACAAATCCATCTGATTGGGCTGAGTCATTTATTATTGTGGATTACACAACGTACAGCTTAAAGTTAAGTGCTAAAATAAACTCATTCATTGCTTTAGATTTTTAATATGCCAAGCGTTAAATATATCGACGGAGCCGGACAACTACGGGAAAGAGCTACAACTTCAGGGGCTGGGACTGCCAATAATCCAGATGTGATGCAATTTGAATCAACAGCTATTGGGACTAAAGATGACAATGCTGCTACATCAGACACTGCATCAGCAAGTTTAATCTCTTTAGCAAAAAGATTACTAGTAAAAACTAATGTATCGCCAACAATGCTATTTGTAACTGGTACTGCAAGTACTGCTACTACCACAGCAGCAATAGCAGCGCCAGGAGCGGGAGTAAGTATTTATGTGTCTTTCATTAGAGTTGAATTAGAAGGTACTACCGCTCAGACTATTACTATTCGAGATGGATCTACAGACAGAATTCGCTTTTATTTGTCCTCTCAAGGTTCTGTCAAAGATATAAGTCTTGCAGCAAATAGAGAATTTAAGCTAACAGCTAACACTGCTTTGAATATTGTCTCAAGTGCTGCTTCTGCGTTTAATTACACAATCGGATATTTTGTCTTATGAGTTTAGTGCTGGAATTATCGCCATTGTGGCAGTTATCTAAAAACACAATTATCCCAACTATTAAAACAAGATTAGGGGATAATTACAGCCAAATCTTAACGCAGGGCATATCACCATATTGTGAATGGGATGTGCGCAGTCCAGTGTATAGCAAGCCTGAATTAGATGTTATTTTAGCTGATTTACGACAGTACTCTTTATCTTCTTTTGAATGGAGTCCTACCGGTGAAGATCTTAAAGAGTGTGTTTGTGATGAATGGACTGTAACCACAGTTGGAGAAAATCAATACACAATCTCTACTAAAATAACAAGTACTCAAGTAAGATCTAACGCCAGCATAATTTCTAAAGTTTACCCACCAAGAGTATGATATCTGCTTACATAAAAGAGCATATAATTGAACACGCAAAGGAGTTTCCAGAACAAGAAGTTTGCGGTGTCATTGTGGAAGACGTGCCGTATAGATGTACAAATGCTGCTGAGAACAAGCATGAAGCATTTGTTATTGAACCGGACGAACTAGATTTAATAGTTGGATACAATGACATCCAAGGTGTTTACCACACTCACTGGAAGACAGAACAAAGCGAATATCTAAGCCCGCCAGATATTTGTAATGCAAAATCCAGTAAGATAAAATATATTCTGTACCATTCTGCTTTTGAATCCTGGGACTTGTTTGATCCAGCAAATTTAGCTAATCCATTTCCTTTGTTCATTGACGGTTCCCCCAAAGAAGTCAACTATTATTTAAAGTGGCCATTTGTTTACAATAGGACTGACTGCTTTAGCTTGCTTAGAGCTTATTATAAAGGAATGTTAGATATATCTTTACCTGATTTTCCCCGTGGGTTTTCTT